GAATTCCTGGTTCTCTGGATACCGAGTGCCTTCAAGCGCAATATAGTCGGACAGCATCGACCGATACAACTGATATGCCTCAGATGAGGCCAACCCGCCGTCCTCGCCGCGCTCAACCAGCGCCCGCGCATAGGCATTTTGCGCCACCAACACATCAGGCACAAGCACCGACGTGCTATCAGAAGTTAGCGTGGCTTGGGGCACGGTCAGAGAAAAAGCGAGCGAGTACACGTTATCGGGCCGTGCGTAGAGCACGACTTTGGTATCGCCGTTGCCGTCCACACCATCAAAGCTGTAATACTCGGGGATGCCGCTAATGGCGGGTACAAAATTCTGAAAGCGGTTCATCTCCACAAAACTGATGTTCCGCAGACCGACATTAGAGGTGATGTTGATCGCGTCCATGACCTGGAACTTTTGTCCGGCGCCCGTCATAGAGTAGACGTAGGTGCCCGCCACCGTAGGGATTGTCACAGTCTGGCCCAGCACGTTCCAGCCATAGGCGTCCTCAACCTGTCGTTTGGCGTCGTTAACGAACTTGCCGATTAGCGTCGAGTAGGTTGTCTGGTTGCTGGTCGCTACGGTCGTCTCACGCAGTCGGATCAGCACGTCGTTGATGAGTTCTAAGTAGGTCATTGCCGTGTCAATCCTGTTTCTTCAAAGGTTGCAATGAACGTAAAAACGCTTCCTGATTCAGTCTCTATTTTGATCTGATCGCCTTCTTCAAGAACAATGTAAGCTCCTCCGTTGAATTGAAGGTACTCTTTGGCGTTCATCGTGTATTGATTTAGGATCTCATGGGTAGCAGAGGCGCTGCTGTCGATCCACTGAACCGTGATGTATTTCGATCCACTACCAGCGTTGTGGATGTACATCAGGTTCATTTTGGCGTAGTACCCCGTAGGAACGGTATAGACTGTGGTCAGTACCGCTGCTGTGGGTTCAAAGCCAACTGAGACAGGCCTCACTTCTTGTTCCTCGCTGAGATAGCCTTAGCTTTCGCTCTTGCATCCGCTTTGGACGATGCGCCCCAGGCTTTCAAGGACAGAAGGAGACGAGTCGGTTCGCCATTCTTGTACTCAGGCCCAGGCATATTCCCCATACGCGCTAGGAAGGAGGCCCTTCTCGGGTTGTCGCCTGATTTGACGGGAGGTTTTAGATTCCCGCCAGTTGACTCATTATAGGACTTTCGCCCCTTTGCGTTAAGTCCACCAGCAGGATTTTTACCCTCTTTGCGAGTCCAAGCGGGGCTTTTCATTTCTTCCTCGCCGCTCTCATGTTGTCTATGAGATTGGGATAAGGCCGACCAGCAGCCTTAGCCATCTTCTTGGCAGCCGCCTTCTTAGCTGGCGTCAAAGGCTTAGAAACGCCCAGTGACTTAGGACGCTTCTTTTCCCAAACCTCTTTCACTTCTTTTTCCGGGCTTTACCGGCAGATGATAAGGCAATTGCAACTGCTTGGCGAGGACTCTTTACGACAGGGCCACCTTTACCGGAGTGCAAAGTACCAGACTTGTACTCACGCATGACTTTGCCAATTTTCTTTTCGGCTTTAGTCTTTTTCATTTGCCTCTCCCCATCTTCTTCATCATCTTAGGAGCCTTGGGCATAGGCTTAGGCTTACCAACTGCCAACATAAAGGTAATAGAGGGCTCTCCGCGTTTTTTTGCGCCTTTAATAGCGCTATCAGCGTTTTTATAAACATCTGACTTTTTAGCACTAGCCATCTTTGGAGCTTTTCCGTACATGATCAATCCTTAGTGATGGGCCCACCAGATTTCCAGGCATCACAAGTGCGGGCCGCTGCACAAGTGAATTGGAACAAGTCACAGTATCCAAGGTTTGCTGCCGCTACGAATTCCTCGTCGTATGACAGTTCACCTTTATTCTCATCTTTCTCAAGGCCGCCTATGATGCACTGCATCATTTTCGGTGTTTGAATGAACGCGGCGCAGTTGCCACATCGCATCCCCTTGATCGCCTCAGTGGGGGCGTTGTACATCTTGGCCTTCTTGAGCCAAAAGACGTCGTTTGGCTCGTCAGGATTTGGAGGGCCGTAACCGTACTCCTTGAAGGCGTGGTTACGGTTCTTCAAGTTGATACGCACATCCTGCGTGGCAATCGGGCAGACGTTGAACAGTTTCATGCCAAAGCCGTTCTACGCGGGCGCCCAACGCGCTTGACTGGCGCGGTCATGGGCAAAGCGCGGTGTTCTTCTTGAGTCGGTGCTTCTTGGCCAGTCTCATCGACCAGAACGTAGCCAGTGTGGCCCTTCATGGACTCGATGTCATGAGGCTGAGTGAACGTCACCGTATTACCACTTGCCAAACAACGATAGGTAGCCATTTGAAATCTCCAAAGAAAACAGGGGGGCTTGTGGCCCCCCGTCTTTTACACAGCGCGCCCGATAACGAGCGTAACAGTGGTTGATGCCAGATTCACAGATCCAGCGGTTGGGTTGTAGGTAACGATAGTCACCGTGTTGGCAGCAGAGACATATGCCCGTTTGACCAGGCCAGCCTCGCTGACACCATGAGAAAAACCAATCACCATGTCGCCCAAGGCAACGCCAGGAACAGTCACCGTATCGGTGTCAGTTGCGCCGGCGCTAACCGAGCCAGCATCCAAAGTACATTGGACTTCCCAAGTATCCGAGAACAAGCCCCGGAATTGATCATTTCCTCGACGGGAAACGACAGCGGTAGCAGCAGCCATTTTAATCTCCTATAGAAAAAGATCCCTCCCCCCGAAGGGGAAGGGGCAACTGCAATTAGGCCGGAACAGCCAGGGCAAAAGCTGCGGAAGCATCAGCAGCAGTACCAGTAGCATTGGTACGCAGAGCCTTCACACCGTAGATCGTGTCTGCGGTGAACAGGGTGCCCAGGTACTCTTGCTTGTACTGAGTCTGCGAGCGAATGCCAAGCTGCTCAACCAGGACCATCGAGTCACGATGACCCATCAGGCAGATACGGTCTGCGCCGCTGTTACCAGCGCCGGTGTCGGCATTGGACGAAGCGAACACAGCGATACCGTACAACTGACCGATTTCACCGTTGCGGATAGCATCGCCGTTGCCAACAAATGCTTGCTCGGTATAGCGGGCCAGACCCATCAGGGTGTTGCGGCTCGAAGGCGGGATCAGGAAGAAACGGCCATCCATAGGGATGTCGTTGTCATCCAGACGCTGGATGGTGCGACGGATAGCCGCATCAGTCAGTGCCGCAGCGTTCGAGGTGCTGCTGTTGTAGGCGGTGGTGCCATCAGAGCCAATATATGCCTTAGTGCTTGCAGCACTGGTGGCATAGTCGTTGGTACCAATGGTGGCGCCGTTGAAAGCGCGTCCAAGCTGAACCAGGTCAGTATCGATGCGCTTTGCCAAAGCGTAGCCAGCATCTTCCGTGTAGAAAGAACGCAGGCTCGTCAGGGCTTGCACCTCAACAATGTCCTCGATCAAACGGCTGTACTCATAGTGCTTGTTGATCAGCACCTGAATATTGGTGTCGCTCTCTGCAATCAGAGTAACGGCATCAGTAGCAGCTTTAGCCGAAGCATTGCCACGGGCAGGCGACGGGATGTTAACGGTATCACCCTTTTTGCCACGGAAGGACATCTTCTTGACCACATTGGCCAAGACGAGGTTCTTTTTATAGGCAGCGACAATCTCATCACTCCAGATTTCTGGAATGAAATTGGCCGCAGAGGTGGTGGTTACCGAATTGGTAGGGGAAAAGGCGGTGTTTGCCATGTTAAATCTCCAGAAAAAAGTTATTACCGGACTCGTCCTTCAGAGTACGCTTGCATAATCTCATCACTGAGACTCTCGTACCTTGCGGGATCTGTCATTTTCAGCCGAATGAGGTCTGCCCGCCGGTAGACTCTTTTGGAACTCTCGCCAGAGCCACCTACATCAACTTGCGCCGCTTTCATGTTCTTGACCCGTGTGGCGTCGCTTGTTCGCTCTGCCTGCTGGGCTTTAACACCGCGCAATTGCTTAAAAGTGGACAACAGTTCGTTGGCCGAGTCATAGTCAAATTCAGCATCTGCTTTCGCGTAAAGCGCCAGACGCACGGATGAAGATTTCACCCAGTTCTGGAACTCTGAATCGCCCACGACTTGTGTGAAGTCGGGGTGCTCCTGCGACAGCTTTTGCTGAACCTGCATCCGCTTGAAGTCCATGCTGGCCTGTCGGGCCGCAAGAACGTCTGGATGCTTTTCAATGGTCGCCTGAACTGCTTTTTGAGGGTCTTGGAAAAAGTCAACCTCCGGTTCATCCTCGTGAACACGCTGTTGCTTAGAGCCGAGGTTTTGCTTGATTAACTCGTCACTCAGCTTGCGGATTTCGCCCACTTCTTGAGCTTGCTTGCCAATCAACTTTTCAGCTTCTTGGTGCATCCGCACGACTTCTTCCAAACTTTTGCCCCTGTATTTTTCAGGGAGTTCAGATTTCGCCTCTTCTGTTTCGAGTTCGCCTAGCGGCTCGGGTTCTTGGTCAATCAGCATAATTGGTTTCCTGCCAAAACGGTTGTAGGAGATTCAACTCGGCCCTGTGGCTTATGAGTTGGCTTTGCGCTCTGCATTCAACTTCTCAACGTGTCTGTGCTCAAACCGCCCGTGGGCAGATGGAAAAGAGCCAGACCAGCCTTCCAAGTTAAATTTGGGTGCGCTTATGACGCGGCTGGCTGTACCGCCGCATCCACACTGCACCCCAGTCGTCTCATAACCGACTAAAGCCTCAGTGCGTTGCCCGCATACGCAGGCAAATTCATAAATTCTTTTCACTTGTTAGATCCTCATACGCATCTTCGCTGACCTTTTTCAAGGTTTTTAGCCAGATCAGGATGGAAATCTCGCCTTTACGAAATTGTAGACTTTTTTCGTCCGCAATGGTAGAGACATTGTTCATTGCGGCGAGCATGTTGTCAACATCCTCCATCATGGCAATCCAGCCAGGATGAATGAAGAGATCAAAACGGTCTTCGTAGTATTTTTGCAGTTCTGGGGTCATCAGTTCCCTCTTTTTGTCAGCATGGCGCTGGCGATCTCCAGCATGAACTTGGTCTGCTCAAGGTTTTTGGGCTGTTCCATCCAACCCGCCGTAACTTGCCCAACAAATCGATGCGAATCGGGCGGCACACTGACGCGGCAAGTGTAAGTCACGCCTTTTTCCAGATACCAAAGCCCAACTTCAGACTGCGCGTAACGGTATTCGCCGCAAGGGATCTCGTTGGTCATCAACTTGACCACATCGGCATTGTTCGAGGCGTTGTGGGTAAATAGACCGACGTCTATGTTCTCAATGGTCTTGTCACGCCCGTCTTTGGTATAGGCTTTGTACAGCGTGCGAGAGTTAAACAGCGGGTTGACCTTGAAG